GGTCTACTTGAACCATTCCTTGAATACCGCCATCTTCATCCATCATCCATCGGAATAAAGTTTCTTGGGCGCGAATAGGCATCTTGCGCCAACCAATACGACCATCATTAAATTTAGATTTGTGCCTTGGGTCTTTATTGTCACCGTGTCTTACTTTGTAAACAATTTCGTGGAATGAGAAACCAAAGACCAACATAGAAAGCATTTGAGATAAAGCAGAGTCCCAAGACTCACTCATATCATGAAGGCAAGATTCTACAAACGCCGCTACTTCTTTATCCTCTTTAGAAATCTCTCCATCTTCAGAATTATCTGAGTAAGGGTCGATGCGCCATTCAAGACGAGTAACAACTTTTTCGATTGCATATAACATTGAGCCGATGGTCGGGTCATTGTCCGCCATCTCTCGATAGATTCTTGCGCCGCGTAATCCGCGGAGATTGACTAAAAATTCTTCAAAGACCGTTCCACCTGAACGGCGTAAACCAGTAGAGCCTAACTCTTGTAAATCGGGTGTTACTTTCTCAGCCATCTAAACCTCTACTCTTTAGTTGCTAATCCTATGACGATTGCAATTGCTTGTTGTTGAGAAAATCCCGCACTTACCAACTCCGAAAATAATTCGTGAGTTTGAATGGCGAAAGCCCCCAAAACAGACACGACTCCTTCACTATGGGGTGAAAGGTTATCGTACACCCGATGATTATACCGTTAAGCGAATTTAGCCTTTTTACTCTCCGTCTGACACTAACTCAAAAGAATTCAATCTCTTGGATGTTAAGTCATTAAAAGATTTTACTGCCAATTCTCTGTCGCCAACTTGAGCAAAAAGACGATTCTCTAACTCAACACCATTGATGTCGTAACGACGCAAAAATATGTGATAAGGCAAAGAGTATTGTCCAATATTCAACTCAATCTCAACATACTCATTATGAGTAATCTCTTTTGAGACATACGGCTTACCGCTTGCATTGACAACAACTTTTGAGCCTTGTAATTTCTCCGTGAAGAAATCTACCCACATTGTCATTTACAACCCCTTTCAGGAATTTATTAACCCCATGATACTACATCAGGGTTAGAAAGGTGCAATATCGGATATAGGCGTACTCCAAGGGTCTGTGGCTAGGTTTGTATTAGGTGCATCTGTGCGCTTAGGTGTGCTTACTTGAGCGACTGTATGGCGCTTCATATCGACGCCTATGTTCCAAGCAGTAACTACAATCTTTGAGCGTTTAGCACCCGTTGTTTTATCATCCCAGTTTTCTTGAACTGCGGTGCCTATGACAATTACTGACATTCCCTTACCTAAAGAATCTGCACAGTTTTCAGCAATCTTGCCCCATGCTTTTACATCCCAAAAAGTTGTATCTACATTGTCCCAAGTTCCGTCAGGTTTCTTACTGGACTTAGATGTAACAACTGTAAAGATTGCTAAGGCTTTACCGTTGGGAGTAAATTTTAATTCAGGGTCATTAACTATATTTCCTGTAATTGTTATTGGTGCGCTCATGCTGTGTGCCTTTCGTTAGTTATTGGTTTGGCGATTATGTTTAGTTTTTTTCTTATGTTGTCGCGTTCATTTAGTGATGTTCCACCCCAAATACCCGTTACTTTGTAATGTAGTGCATAGGTCAGACATTCTGTTTTTAATACGCACCCGTTACAAATCTTTTTTGCTGTTCGGTTTTCATCTGTAATTCCTGAACCTTCAGGGAAGAAGAACTCCGTCGGTACCCCCGAGCAACTCGCTCCCTGAAACTTCCAAGGCATCATAATTTTCTGCAATGTTTTCCTCTCCAACAATTAGGCGATACGGGGAAGAGGCATCTAACTTAGCCAAAATTCTGCCATTACGCCATACTTTGCCAGCAACAACTCCATCATAAAAATTAACTTTAGGCTTTACTAGAGAGTCACACTCTTGCCAAAAAATACATCGAGAACAATAGTTAAGCGCTGGTTGTACTAAATCTAAATTGTATTGGTCAAATACCCACGGGTCAGCATCACGGCACGGCGCTTTAGAAGTGAATGAACCCATGTTGTAATTTTAGCGCTTGGCTTCATCATCGTTATTTATCTCGGGAGTCTTGCGTGTCGCCCATTCACCGTAGCGCTCTGTAATCAATTTATTTAATAATTCAATTCTTTGTTTTTCATCAAGTGGTCTATTTGTCTCTGAGTCCGACATCATCGTCACCTTCCCAATTTTTTAATCCGTGGTGAATTAAACCAAGATGTCGCCAATCAGGATTTTGGTCATCGGCAAGTGTGAGAGTCCAGTAATCCTTATCGCCTTCACCCATCCATTCAGATACAAGAACCCATCCTGTACAGATTGCTGGTTCAACAAAAGCGATGCGCCCGATTTCGGCGAGCGCATCGTCTATTGCTGAAGGTCTTTTCTGTTCATCACTTCCCATTTAGGAAGGCTAATACCAAAAGTTAGAACTCCAAAAGCGCCACGCCGAACAGGGATTTTTATATCTGTGTTCAATATAAATGAATCCACGACTTACTTGTTTCTCAACTGTTAAGTCAGGGTCAAGTCCAAGTATCTGTGGAATTCCGCCAGCATGAAGTTTTTCTCCATTTTGATATACGACAGTTTTATTGTAGGCATCAGGACGCCAATTTGATTCTTTGGTCCAAAGCGATAGCAAACATTCCCATTGAGCGGGTGTATCCCAACCCATTGTGCTTAATTGTTTTTGGGCATAAGCCATTGATGCTTCGGGATTGCGTTCAACAAGTATTGGTTTCATAACCACCTCAGACGCTTTTGCTTCAGGGTCAGGTGGGATATGAAATGGATTTAGAAGTATAAATCCAAGTATAAATAATGCGACTGGAACTGGTTTTGTAATAACTTTTTCATAGAATCGCATATTCCTCCGTTGTTAGGGGTGAACATTTTTCGTTACTGGTTGTAACGCTTCTATGTTGTCAGTATTGGACTGACCTCACTTTGGCTAGTAGGTGTTTTGCGAACCTTGTTTAAGGGTACATCATGAAGATGAATGAGTGTCAAGGATGGGCGCTCGGTGGCGGAGCGATGAAAGTTACGCTAGAGAGAGGACGGACGCGTAACAGGCGCTACTACGCCACCGAACTATTGGGTACCCGTAGCAATGATACCCCACACATAACCATGAAAGGAAAAAGGTGGTTATGTGGTTCATCCCGCCAATCTAAGAAGAGACCGACGGGATGAATTCTGTTTTTTATTACAAGCCAGCGTTATCAAGCAGAGAATTTAATTCTGCTTTAATTGCTCTAGCCTTCTCACCTTTCCAGCCTGTCAAGTTGCAAAGCGCATACCTAACAACTGAAGCCGCTGAGTCAGCGTAATACTGGTCGTGAATTGAATTTAACTGAAGAAAAGGCTCAACATAAGGTTGGGCGTAGACATAAAATTTCTTGTCTGCACACTCCTGTTGAATCTCTCTTCCAATCTCACTTAGAGACCTCACGCTTTGTAGATTACTCATTTTTTCCTCCTCTCGGACAATTAAATTATACCCTACTGGGGTTTGGAAATCAAACTAAACCGCGCTAATTTTTTTGCCCGTGCCTTTTCAGCCTGTTCTGCGAGCGATTTGTTCATCTGTTGTCTACGAATAGCCCTTAATGAGCCTTCAGAGACCCGTAGAGGCTTATTACCCCTTAGCCATGATAGAAGTATCATCAGAACCACCTACCGCTCTCTATTGACCCTACAACCCCGAAAGCAAGCAGGATGAATCCAAAAAATGCAAAAGCCTCAAGATTCTCTGCCCAATTGCGTCCCTTAGAACTTAATCGGATTCCCTTCTTAAGTAAGCGACTTTCGATGAAACTCATTTCATCATTGATAGTTTTCATGCTGTCCTCTCTTTGATTTGTCGAACTATTCCGTATTGCTCCATTGAAGCATCAGCCTCGCACCTAAAGCAATAAGTTTTTCCTTTAACCATAGTAAGTCTTAACTCACTACCGCAAGTAAAACATTTCATTATGCACTCCTCTTCTTGTACTTAGTTTCCAGTATTTTCAACTGCTGGTCAAATGACACGCCGTTCTTCTCTGCAAGATTTTGGCAGATGATGTCTGCTATCTCTTTGCCCCGAGCAATCTTTTGCTCTTGCTCAATAATTGATTCAGCGCTGTGTGCTGTTCCGTCGTAGTAGTGAGTGACAACCTCTACTTTCCATTGAAGTTGAAACCACTTAGAAACCGCAGAACGCTCTGTGTTAATTGAGTATGTGTAATTACCCTCTTTGAAGTAAAGGAAGTTACCGCTCTTTGTTGGAGCGTTTGCTTTTTCCTTGGCTAACTTTGCCTCACGCTTTGCATCTCTCTCAGCCTTGGCTTTTGCTTTGGCTACTTTGTCCGCTGTAACAATTCTTGAAGGACGATTTAAGACCTCGGCTGGAGCGCTTGGGTAACAGATTGTGCAAGCATCTTGACCAGCATCCTCAACGATTGTGTTCTCATCGTCGTTGCTGTACTGGACTAACCAGTTGTAACGGGTTGTATCAAAACAAGTATTGCAATCCATGGAACTGTGAACATGTCCATTGCTATTGATTACTAAGAACGCTCTTGTCCATGGGTCTTGCTTGTAGATTGCATCTAATTTATTTATCTCTGCTTGAATCTTTGCCTTTTGCTCTTTTAACTCTGTAATCCTCTTTTGGATTTCTGCAACACGGCTTGGATAATTCTTTACATAAAACTCAATAGAATCTTCAGCATCTAAAATTTTGATATTAACTGACCACCATTTATCGTCCAAAGAAGATAACTCGGTATCAATCTTGACCGCAAACTCCTTGGTCACGCTCATTGGAACTCCTCTCGTATTTACAACCCCAGTTTAGCATGGATTTGGGTATTGGTACAATAAGGATTCCCCCGTGTCCGCGTGACCCCTGTTCAAAGGGTCAAAATTGCGCTTGTTTCGTATTCTCGCCGTCTGCCTCCTAATATTTTGGTGGGTACTTTTACCCCTAGATTCTGCCTCCGCTGATGAGATTACGGTCAATTTAGACGCTACAACCGCCTATGTCGATACCGTGGTTACAGTAGATACGACCACCGCTTATGTAATTACTACGACTACTGGACCACGCACAGAGGTAGTTGATTCCGTAACAGTAGAGCGTGTGGCTTGGGTAGATTCTTGGGTTATTTTATATCGTGGTGGCGTAGCAGATACTACAACTGTTATCTCTCAGGATGATGACAGTAATTCAACTCCTGATAACTTTTGGGCTTCAAGACTTAGCGGAACTTTAATTCCCGATACTTATACAATCCGTGCTACTTCATTCGAGTATGTAACTGGTAACCAAAGACCTATCGGAACTTATACTTTAAGTAGTGGTTTAATTATTGTTGCACCAACTCCAACACCTAGTCCTTCCACGGCTCCAACACCTCAAGCAACTCCTCAGCCCGAGCCAAGTCCGACACCGCAACCAACGGTGACCCCTTCACCAACACCGACGGAACCAACTCCCACTCCTTCTGCGACACCTCAACCAACATCGGAATCAACTTCGACACCGACTCCAACCCCGCAACCTTCTGCAACTCCGACTCCTCAACCTGAACCGACCCCGCAACCTGAGCCGTCCATACCTGTACCCATACTTGTGCCATTTACTGAACCTGTACAAACACAAGAAGAATCCATGCCGCCAATACAAGAACCTGCGCCGATAGAACCAATCGATTCTGAATTGCCTGTAACCGAACCCATTGTGGAGCCTTCCGTCGATTTAGAAGAGTTAGAAACAATACAGCAAGAGTCGCAATTACAAGAGCAAAATAATCCGTTAATAGAACCATTACAAACCTCCGAGATTATTGATAATGCTTTAATGGATGGACAGATTACACCCGCTGATGCAGAAGCGGTAGTTGATTCATTGATGTTGGATGGAGAAGTTACTGAGGCAGAGGCAACTACCTTAATTGAAACTCTTTCAGAAGGTGGCGCTCTAACTGAAACCGAAGAAGATTTAATCCTTGATGCTCTTTCAGCCGATGGTGAGATTACTCAAACTGAAGTAAACAATCTTTCCGAGACTCTTTCTGAAGATGGGCAATTTACTGAAGCAGAAAGAGAACTTGTTGCTGAAGTGCTTATTGAATCTGCTGAAGGTCAAGCGGTAACTGTTGAAGCAATAGCCGAGGCTGGAATTACACTACAAGATTTACCTCCTGCTCAACCTGTTGAAGTTCGTCAAGATGAGAATGGCAATGAAGTTGTTATTACAGCCGAAGTTGCCGTTGCTTTAGAATTACTTACCTCGGCTGGAGATATTGTTTCAGCAATTTTTGAAAGCCCCGCACAATTACTTTTTGCTATCGGAAACCTTGGAGCAGACATGTCTCCTGAAGAACGCAAAGAAGCAAGTGAAACAATTATTGCCGCGACAATCGTTGGCAATATCGCTACGACTACAATGGCTACCGCAATGGGTAGTGTTGGATATAGGAGACAAAAATGAAAGACTTCTTAAATGACCTTATTGGTCAAATATGGACAATGCTTGGAATGTTTGTTGCTTGGATTCTTGTTGATGGTGTTGCTAAAAATATTGTGGGTTATTCAATCCTAATTACTTTTGGCGTTTGGGTTTTGACTTATCCTCTTCGTCGTCCGAAAGATTAAACTCTTCCGATTTAGCAAAGGGACTAAACGCTCCGTTGATTTCATCGAGGCTTAGTCTCCCGTCGTCAAGATATTCACGGGCTAATCTTTCTGCCACGGATGCAACTGCTAATAATCCAGCCATTGATAGAGCAACCCAAGTTTCAACTCCCATGATTGCGCCAGCACCTAAAGTTCCAAGTGCCGCGACAACAAAGACCGCAACCATGCGACTCAAGATGTCTTTAACTTTTCTCATGCCCCAAGTCTAGCCTACGCACTTCTCTCAACTAATTCATCAAAACCTTCATAGACCTTTACCTCACCTGTCTCAATTTTTTTGAAACGCTCTTTGGTTTCCTGCAACCATTGAACTCGAGACTTTGGTAGTCGGGCTTTGACATCGCCATTCTTACCTCGGACCTTGACGCCAGTAAAGTGAAATGCACCTTGAAGCGCATCGGCTTGTTCTTTACCTAAAACATTCCTGACTAAATCAAGAAGGCATGAGGTGAACCATGCGTGGTGTCCATCGCCTCTATTTATGTGATGAGCAACCTCATGCAAAATTACATACTTATTTCTCATCTGCTTAGGTAGACAGATTGCAAACTCCCCATGGCGGAAAGTGGCACAAGCCGAACGACGACCCCTGCCATCTAAAACCTTGATGTGATATTTGAAGGGGTAGTTTCTTTGAACGAAACTTCTCTTCATCACAGCATCCACAAACTTTTGGGCTTGTTGCAGAGTCATATCTTCTCCGCGGTTTCCACCAGCATAGACACTCATGACAAGACCCTCAGCCTTATAGACCTTTCCTGCTTGGTCTCTTTTTCTCATACTCTCCCCTTTCGTAGTTAAGACCCATTATATCAAATGGGGGTTTAGTAATAAACCAAACTTGAGTCGGCTAGGCTCAACTTTGACCCGACACGCCACGGGTTCAGCCGATTAGGTGCCTAAAACTGCCTTTCTTGATTGGCATTATTAACCCCAGTTTGATATACTGATGGAGTCCGAGAGGAGGACAGATATGAAGTGCGTGAAGTGTGCGGTTGTCATCGGGAGGATGGAAGTCTTTCAGGGTGGCGTCTGCTTGGAGTGTTTCGCGGTGGAGTTTGAAAAGGGATTCCAAAGCGCGTTGAAGATAGCGAGGTTGAAGTAATGAAAAGTAAAAGATATGGAATCTGCAAGGCTCAACACGCTGAATCAACTATTAAAAGCAACATCAAGAGTTGGGCTAAAGAAAGAGAAAGTTTTGATGGTGTTGCTCGTTCCAAAAAAGAGATTCAAGAAATAGTTGCCGAGCAGTTAGAAGATATTGCTAGAGGCAATGCTGAAAGTGCTTGTGAGATTACAAACTGCGATAGAGAGGTGGTTAGATAATGTCTAAGAATCAAATCAAAGGCGCTAACTTAAAACAGTTAGAAGCCATTTGTGCCGCAATGGACGGTGTTGATAACGGTGGCTTTGGTGCCGCTGGTGGTAATGAATGGGCAAAGCCAAAGAAAGCCGACTGGAGCGATTTGGCTCAGGCTATTGACTGGTTATTAAGTTATGAGTGGGGCGATGATGTAGAGGACGGTCAATGCTACATAAACGCCGCTGAGTTCTTGGCTGGAGAAGCCTTAAAGAAATTGAAGAAGGATTATGCCAAGGCTAACGGACTTAAAGTTTCCCAAGTTAAGTTCAAGAAAGCAGAGAATAACTAACCCTAGTTATGATATACTCAGATTGTCCGAGAGGGGGCAAAATGGATAAGCAAGAAAAGGAAAAGCAAGAAAGATTGGCTTACCAAAAAAAGTTAATGCAAAATCCTGAGTTTCTAAAAATGTTAGAGGCTGAGGAAGATTTTGAAAGAACTGCCGCTTTTGGTAGCGGAGTCAAACTTGTCAATGTAGTAACTGGCGAACGATTTACAACTAAGTAAGGGAGAGGAAAAAATGACTAAGCAAGAAGGTCGTCCATTTAACGAGGATGAATTGATTGACCAAATTGGTCGCATGAATATCTTTGCGATTTCAGGTGGTCGAGTTGGAGTTACAAAAAACAACCAAGGCGAAACTGTCGAGGTTGAATTAAAAGTTGGTAAGGGCTATCGCGTTTTAATCAGTTTAGGTTGGGACGATACATGGACAGTATCTCGCCAGTTTGTTCGCAAGGGCATTGTTTCTGACAAAGGAACTCTTACTGGTGTGTTCGCTGACCAAGTAGGCGAAATTGCTTACAAGGCAAGTTGTTTTGTTAATGTGCAATTTGGAGAGAAGGTGGGTGCATAATGAAATTTCTAACCTACATCAAGGCTCCAAATACAACTACTGGAAATCCTCAGCGTGGATGGATTCTCTGTGACCAATGGGGCAACTTCGAAAAGTTTATAGACGAAGGCTACGAAGGTCGCGGAGCCATTTCAAAAGAATTATGGGATGGCGCTCAAGAGATACATAACGGTTATGGAATTGTGGTTGCATCAACTGAATACAAGCGTTGGAAGAAAATGAAATCGGAGGTCGCAGTATGAATTTAATCGAGGCTAAGAAAATTGTTGGCAACCAGCCAACTTGGGCTTTGAAGAATATGGTCAAGGCTCTTAAGATGTTGCCAGCCCTTAACACCGCGGAGGATGAACTAAATCTGCAAGCGGCAAAAGTTGTTCTCAAGGAGAGGAACAAAAAATGAGTGACTGGAACTATTCTCAATCACAATTAGAAAAGCAGAAAGATAGCGCTAGGAGAATCAATCAATCTCCCTGCAAGTGTCTTGTCTATCATCCAGCGCCAAACACCGAGGACTTTGAAAACCTTTACAAAGAATGGATTGGTGATGGCACAAAACTATTGATGGGAATGAGAGAGAGTCGTAATGCTCTTCTTGCTCAACTAATAGCGAATTGTCCTTATCAGCAAAATTAGTTTATACTGGGGTTTAATATAGAGAGGGAGGGAAAAATGGAACATGCAATTCTTGTTCATTCGCCTGAGTATGCGAATTGGGTCTTTGACCCGACGCATCCAACTCAAGGGCGACGCTTTCTCCATGCCCGAAATCAATTGATGTTGCGAGCGCAAGAGCGCCATCTCAATGTCTATGAGATTGAACCGCAGATGCCACACACCAATGACCTCCATTCTGTTCATAATATGGATTATGTTTACGATGTAACTATCCGTGGAGAATCTTCTGAGTGGGATGGACAACGCCACGACTTAGGCGAACTAGCCAAGTTATTCGCTGGTGGAACTTTGACTGCCCTAGATACTTTGATTGATTTCAAAACTAGATTAGCCGTTCACTTTGCTGGTGCCAAGCATCATGCGATGCGTGACTACTCAAGCGGATTCTGTATCTTCAATGACTTTGCTATTGCCGCTACCAAGGCGACTCAAGAGTATGACCAGCGTGTAGCCATCTTTGATTGCGATGCTCACCATGGCGACGGTACTGAAATGCTATTGAAGAAGAATAAGAATGTTATGACTTATTCAGTTCATGAGTATGGAATTTTTCCAGGCACAGGTTTGATGAGCGATTGGAAACATCGCGCCTATAACTTCCCGCTTGCATCCAAGTCAGGTGATGAAGCCTTGCTATCTGCTACCGAGGGATTCCTTCAGGCTTGCGATGAATTCCAGCCTACGATGATTTTCGTTGCCTGTGGCGCCGATGCTCTAAAGAATGACCCACTCTCATCCCTTGAGTTCACCAAGGAGGGTTACTTCCAATCCATGCGAATGATTAGGGAGCAATACTTTGACCATCCAATTTTGCTAGGTGGCGCAGGTGGCTACCAGCCTGACACGGAAACCCCTGACCTATGGGCGACAGTTGCTCTAGGACTTATGGCGGTTCAAACCGAGGTTGTAATTCCCTAGGCGTTACGCTTAGAGCCTTAAATCCACTAAAAATTGGGGCTATAAGTAATGGCACTTCATAACCATATTTTGCTAAACGGATATGTAAACAATCCGCCCCAAAGTGAAGAACAAACTATTGAGTGGATGAGGCAACTTGTTTCAGATATTGATATGAAAATCCTTCAAGGACCCTATTCATCTTATGTATCTAAAGAAGGTAATCGTGGACTGACCGCTACGGTAATGATTGAAACTTCTCATGTTGCTTTACATGTTTGGGATGAGGAGCAACCTGCTCTATTGCAATTTGATTTATACACCTGCTCAACTCTGCCAGTAAAAACAGTAATTAAAAGTCTTAATGATTTTATGGGGCTTGAGAAATACTGGTACATGGTTATGGAAAGACGCAACGGTTTTAACATCCTAGAGACTCATACCGTATGACAACAATCATTGCCGTTCAATATGATGACAAGGCAGTAATCGGAGCCGACTCACAAACTACTGGAGCCACAGGTAGATTGGCTTCTCATAATCACATGGTCAAGATAACTCAACGCGGAGATTTTATTGTTGCAGGTTCAGGTGAATGTGCGCCTTGCGATATTGCTCAACATATTTGGGTGCCTCCAGTTCCTACAACTAAAGACTGGAATAACCTTTATCATTTTATGATTGCCAAAGTTGTCCCATCTCTTAAGGCTTGCTTCAAAGAGAACGAATATAAATGGGATGTAGAAGATGATGAAACTAAATTCGCTTTCCTAATGATTGTTGGTGGTGAGATATTTGAAGTAGCAGATGACTTCTCGGTAACTATGGATGGCAAAGGTTACTACGGAGTAGGCTCGGGTTCAGATTTTGCGATAGGCGCACTCAGCGCTGGAGCCACAGTTAAAGAGGCTCTAAAGATTGCATCGGAGAATGATGCCTTTACATCCCCGCCGTTCATCTACCACACGCAACAAAAGCGCTTGAAGATTGCTCCTAAGCCCAAAAGGTAGTATACTAACCCCAGTTGTATAAGAAGGCAGAGAGACTGCTGGACGGATGCGACTAGAGGGAGGTACTAAATGAGCAACCAAACAAAAGAACAAATAACAACAAATCAACTACTTGAATTTGTTGAGTATGTAGATAGTTTCTACAATCCTGTAACGGGTATTTATCCAATCGCAGGAGCGAATGTCGCTGTCGTTACTCAGGCAATCAAGACTTACCTTGACTTGCTACAAACAGATGATGCTCAAACTTGGGGTGATGGAGATAGCCTTGATAGAGAGCGTGTCCGAGATATTATGCTCGGGCAGTTAGGACTAAGTTGAGAATTGTTGAAACATTGATGATTGGCAATGACTTAAAAGCAAAGTTAAGTCATGCCAATTTCAAAAACATTTTGGTACAACACTTGTTGCGTGATGCCAAATTACAGAAAAATCGTGATGAAGAAGGATTGCGTGTTGAAGTAATAAACAAGGCTTCTGACATTTTATCCAACTCTAGCATGTATTTCGTAAAAAGTGAGATGACTGATTTGATAACTTTTGCTGGTGAGAAATTAGATGAAGGGGACATTTTAGATTATAAACTGGCTCCAACTAAACAAGGTTTTGTTTATTTTGAAAAACCCATTCCTTGTGTGGATAACCGTGGCGTGACACTAAGCGTCAATATGGCTTTGTGGTGGTTTGATAAATACAATGATTTATATGTTCTAAAATTCAATGACCAGTATCGAACTCCCGATGAAATTGCAATCGGGATAATAGAAAACGCTCGCAAGTCAAGGGATAAAAACGAAAAAGCCTTTGTTGAAGAGATAGGGCGATTTGGTTTTATTGGTTTATCGATTCATAAAAATAGAACACCGATTGGTAAAACTTTACATGAACCACAGGAAGAAGTAGTCAAGTTTTATGAATCAACCGAGGGCTTTACACCCGTGCCTTCAGCCAACTTTATTAGGACTCTACATGCCTATTGGTTAATGATGAATCAGACCTTGATAAAACTATCTAAAGAAGAGGCTGATAAAAAATTGGCTAGGACTATGAAGAGATTTAATATGCCAACTGAGGTTACGATTGTTCAATATCGTCGGGTTGAGACCGACAAAGAATACAGCGGTGAGAGTTCTGTTGAGTGGTCGCACCGTTGGATTGTTAGGGGTCATTGGAGATGGCAACCATATAAAACTATCGATGGCAAAGATGATGTCAAAAGAATTTGGATTGCTCCATTTATGAAAGGTCCTGACGATAAGCCGTTAATCTTGACCGACAAAATATATGCGTTAGTTCAATAACCAAAAAGAGAGGAGGGTAAATATGAACGAGCAAGAAGTGAACGAAAAGTTTGACAACTTGGTAAAGCCACAGTCTGTTAAACCAAAAAAGGAACCAGCAAAGTTCCCTGAACTGCGATACCTATGGGGTATTACTTTAATCGGAAGTTTTGCCTTGGTTGTCCTTAGCGCGGTAATCAGTACCATCCTTGAAGCCTTGTAATCCGCAGATGCAGATTACTCGGGACTCAAAGTATGTTGGATTAGGAACAGGAATTACTCGGTAACAATCAGCCGAGTGATTCTTGTTTTTCCATGTATCGTTCAGGGTCATAAATAGTTATTGCCTTTGCTATTAAGTGCGGTTGTAAAGTCTTTGCATGGTGTCCACAGAAATAAAGTTCACCATTTAGAAAAGTGGCTCCGACCTTTGCCTTGGCTCCACATCTATCGCAAACATCAAATACTTGAATTGGTGTGCTAACCATCGCGGTCATTTCTTTCGCTTTGACTCAGAGGGATATTTTTCTATGCGCTCTCTTATGTTTCCGTCTTTGCCCATTCGGACTATCCAACCATCTTTAATTTGTATTGGATTAAATGACTCACATCTTTTGTATGAGGCTGGCATTATATTTTGCGCTCCCATTTTGTGCCATCTTGGACTAAGCCATCTTTATCGCCATCCTTGGCGTTTGGCTTATAGCCGTTGTTAATTCTTTCTTGGCGCAGAGCAATAATTGAAATAACAATCACCATGGCAATTACTACAATCACTAAAGTTTTCATACTCTCTTCCTCAACAACTCTGCAAAATCTTTCTTCTTAGTTCCGCCATCATAAGACCAAGCGTATCCCTTGTTTACTAATTCCATATTTAGTGAACCTGTTTGTTTATTAACAAATAGCCATCCAAGAATTCTGCCGTACTTCTCTGAACTGTCTACCTTCTCGGTACGAATGACAATATCGGTTGCTCCATCTAAAGCCTTCTTCAAATACTCTTTGACTTCTTGCCCTAGGATTTTTTCTCTAGCATCTGTTGTCCTAGATTCAGGAGTGTCAATACCAGCAAGGCGAACTCGAGATGTAAAAGAAATATCAAAACCTAAATCAATGACCACATCAATCGTGTCACCATCTACAACTTTTAGAACTTGTTTGACTCGGTACTCATACATTACTTAAGACGCCCAGCATTTTTATCATTGACTGGACCTCCGACAATCCAAGCCCGACAAGTACGAGCGCTCGCACATTTGAAATCAAAAGCCTCGCAATATCCCAACTCACCAGCCTCGGCTACATCCCAAGCAGTTTCGCGGGTATCGCCTTGGGCTAATCCGCCCTCGATACATTGGAGCATCTCTGAGGTTTGAATAAAAGCGGCGCAGTTGCCACATCTTTGTTTCTTGGCTTCCTCGGCGCTTACACCCCATTCAGCCCCCATCTTTGCCCAGTAGTCATCATTAGGCTCGGATGGATTTAGAGGACCGTACATAGCCGTTTCTATGGCTTTAGCACGGTTCTCAAGGTTGGCTCTTACATCCTGCGTCGCGGTTGGGCATACTGCCTTTAAGAGTGCGGAGACTGCTGGTGTAAGAGACATGAGAGAAGCGTATCAGCAAGGGCTTGTCCGATTTGTACCTATAAAGATTTTTGGTGTTTCGGGATGATTATTAACCCTAGTTGTGTTATACTGGTGTAGTCCTGAGAGGAGGACAGAATGAAGAAAGTCTACCAAGTCGAGTTCAGAGGTCAGAAAGAAAAATATACATTCGATAGTAAACAACAGGCTGAGGATTTTGCAACTATCCAAGCGGTCTTTGGTGGTCAGCAATACAGAATCCAAGCAATCATCGTCGCAGAAGAGGTGGCTAAATAATGAGTAACTGGTCAGACAAAATCGTAGTCATAGGCGTCGGAGTCTCAAAAGAGGATACCGACAAAATTAAAGAAATCATTATTGAAAAGGTTAATAACCAACCCTAGTTGTGATATACTGGGACTGTTCTTAGAGAGGAGAACAAAGTGATAGAAGTAAAAAGCGAAAAGAAAGTCGTTACTTATCAAGAAATTCATATCCATGAGGATTACGACCTTGAGGCAAACCAAAAGGTTGTAGACCTTTACGGCACAAAATGGTACGCCCAACATGCTTACATTTCAGAGAATTGGGATGTAGCCGATGGCGCACCAAGAGATTGCTTCGTCTTTGTCAATGTTAGTTTGGTTTCTGTTTTGAAAAATGGAAAAGTTGGTAATGCCTACAAAGACTTTTCTGTTGGTAGAACTAGCAATTCAAAGGAACTGTTCCAACATTTATTTGACGCTTACGAGCAAGAATTAGCCAAGGTAACTCAAGAAGTGGCGGTGGCATAATGGGGTGGGATGTAACTAATGTTAGTGCCAATATCACTACTCGAGCATTTATCGGGTATTACACCCGTCGCGCTTATGACGGAATCTATGAGACTGTCAAGATTTCTGAGGGTGCCAATGTAGATGGGCAAAAGCCTTACTATGTTGCTCTTAGAAAACTTGAGGACAACTCAGTCTTTGCTTGCGTGATTTTAACTCGGCGCAAGAATGGTCAGGTGTTTAGCAAGGTAATTGGTGAATCTGCTGGTCCTTGTTACTACGATGCTCCAGCATCTTTTATCTATGCCTTAACAAAAACAGATAATGAGATAGCGACTCAATGGAGAGCCGATGTCTTAAATACATATATCTCAAACAAATTCTGTAAGGAGAACGCATAATGAGTTATCAAGGAATAAGCACAGAGACGCTTCAATCAAGCCTTGCTATTTATTACGAAAGGCTGACCAAAACTGTTGTTGGCAACATTGCCGATTGGGACGCATCTGAGGCTAAGAAACAAAAGTATCTTATCCGTATCGATGAGATTAACGATGAACTTAAAAAGAGAGAAACAATTGAGACTCTTCAAAAGGCTAACAGATTGTTAGTTCAAATGTTGAAAGGGGAATAACTAAATGGGGTATACACATTACTGGGCTTTCCAAGAGAAGCCATCGGATAAAAAGTTTACTGAGTTCATAGAAGGCGTCAAACAAATTGTCGCTACTGCTGAAGAAGCAGGAATTGAAATCGGTGAGCAGAAGTATGAATCAGATTATGTAAGTTTCAACGGCGTAGGAGATGGAGCGCATGAGACTTTCTATATCGACCTAACCAGTCATGATGATGGATTCTGCAAGACTGCGGAGAAGCCATACGACACCGCGGTAACTGCCTCACTCATCCTTGCCAAGAAACTTTTTGGCTCTGACATCAGCATTAAAAGCGATGGCGACTGGACTGATTGGGCAAGCGGACAACTGCTCTATGAATCTGTTTACAATATCCAGCCTGAGAATATTTTGGCTAATAGGTGATTGAGTGGTTAGCACTCACCATTAGCATTATTGCTTTAGGTGTTTCGATTAAGGCTTACCTGAACTCGGGCTGGATTGATATTGACTGGCACTATGATGGTGATGATGGCAAAGAATAAATTACCTACGGCAAAATGTCCTGTGTGCGATATAGATTTACCAAGGAGATACACCCACGCTTGGGAGCCTGAACTTAATGGTTGGTTATGTAGAAGATGTTGGTATCAAAAGTATGACTCAAATCAAGGACGCGGAGAAACTATAACCTTGAGTAAATCTTGAACTGTGATGGTGAAGCCTTTTGTTGAATACTCAGGTCGATTCATTTCTCTTCTGATTCCATAGATTGCTATGGCTTTACGAATGTTATCGGTAGGAACTGTCAGTACAGAATCTTCAAGGATAAAAGACCAATGGGTTGCCTTGGTCGTACTGATACACGATGCGTACCAACAAGCAAGGACATCTGACCAGCACTCGGTTTCAATATAAAGATTACCTGTTTCTTTCCAACGCCTATCTCGTTTAACCTCGACTGTTTCAATTGGTGAAGTCAATAGTGAATTAACTAAAACCTCACCCTCTTGTCCAAACCTTAAATCTAAATCCCAATCAGAGCGACTCATAATGCCCCCCACTCGTTTGATTGTGTAAATGATATAGGCGCAATACTTTGAACGACTGAACGATTCTCATAAAGTGCTAGAAGGATTGCCTCTGCTCTGTCAGGGGATGCAACTCCACGCTTCTTCATATCTATCTTGGATTCAATAACAACTCGACCTGAAGCATCGGATGTATATGTTGGACCTGCCATTTGAGATAGCACGAACCTATCTACATTTAATCTAATATCTTGTTTGCCATCTTTAGGTTGAACCATCTGCCTAGCGTTCCACCACATCTCTGCTCTTTGATTCTTAAACTTGGCTTGGTCTTTAGGCTTCTCCGCTACATTGACTGCAATGATGTCAGCGGGTAGCGAGCGCTCTTTGCACCATCTATCCAACATGGAGACAACACCCCAACCTAATCCGATGGTATCGACCTTGACTCTAACTCTGTCTCTGACTTCTCTATCTTGATGAATCTTGATGCAAACTTCAATCTCTCGCATGACCACACCAGCCACATCAACTGCGTTAGCATTTTGCTTTCCTGATGAGCGATGAACAATGCTTACTGCTCCGCCATCTAATCGAGCAATAACAAATTCATCTCCACCATCTGATGCAATATCAACTCCTAGTTTAATTATCTTAGATTCAATTGGTGTTTCATTCTCTGTTGCTAACTCAGCCCATGCAAAAGGAATTACTTTGCCTGTACTTGATTTAGGAAACTGCGCTAGGACACGGGCTTCAACGAATGGAGAATCCTCACCGAACTCTGACATTACATCAGCAACCCAAGTTTCATCTACTAAGTGCGTTCTAACTTCATGAGGTTCTATGTACTCAGGACAAGCCTTACATCGCCCTGTTGCCTCACCCGTAAAGTTTGGTGTGTCATAAGCGCTAATTGGAATGATGCTGTAAAGGGGACTCGAGCAGATTCGCTCAAACCATGTTTGCTCTGTATCTGTTGGAGGGTTACCAAGGACAAGTAGTTTCGTATTACCACCCGTCATAAGAGACTCAAGGGCTGTACCGATTGTGTCAGATAAACCTCCAGCCTCATCAACTACGACAAGAAGATTAGGAGCGTGGATACCTTGCACGGCTGTCTCATCATGAGCGGCGGGACTAAATCCATATCCAACTACTGTGCCATTTATTTTCCATTGAACCGTATCGGCTTCTCCAGGAAGGTTATGTCTAGCGTGAACTCTTCTTATTTGCGCCCACATAATGTTTCGAACTTGCCTGTGTGTGGTCGCTGTTGTAATTGCTACCGCTGTCCCAGGAGCGTGACAAGATAGCCACCAAGCAACTGCTCTAGCCGCTAAGTGAGATTTCCCAGGCGCGTGACAAGCGGGAACTACCGTTCTTTTATTTAATGTTAATGAAGTGAGAATCTCTTTTTGTTTACTCCATAGGGTTTCACCTAAGCCTTGCTCAACAAAACCTATCGGGTCATTTTGCCATCTAGCCCATGGGTTATCTAATTCAGCATCAAGGATTACCAATAAGGCATGACGCTCTTCAGGTGTGAGCATGGCAAGTAACTCAGCCTGTTTATTAGAATCTGTTTCGAGGAACTTATCGAGAAGTCTCTCGGTCATAATTTAAGCGCTCTTTGTTTTACGGGACTCTAAAACCTTGGCTATCTTCTCTTGTAGTTCTCCCATGGTGACTGTAACTCTAACCTCTGACACGGAATGACTCAAGACTTCTTGCTTATCGATGCGACCAAAATCTTCAGGGACTTGACGCTCTAACCACCAAGCCGATGCTTTCCAATCTCCTTGACTAGCGGCGCTGGATATAACTGCAACCTTTTTAGCGATTGCTTCCGCTCGCGCCCGTGTGAGAGACTCCAAAAACTCCAAGTAGATTTTCTCCTCGGGTTTAGGTTTAGCATCGGAAATCGTTGCCAACCTATCTCGTTCTACCATTCCTCGGCTCATCCAGTTATAGAAACTGGACTCAGAAACATTTACCATGGCTACCGCTTTGTTTACTGGCATACCAAGGACAATGAGATTGATTAACTCTTCTCGCTTTACCTCATCAAGAAGCATCAGCGCTCGCCCACCAGTTTTAGGTTTAGGTTTAGCGCTCTTCTTTACAACTGCTGTTGTCACTAGAACTCCATCCCTACATACCAAAATCCTAATTCAAGCCACCAGTTATATTTCGAAATGGTAAAGCCTAGGGCGAATCCATTATTTCTACCGTAAAGAATCCAAGACTTGCCTATCTTTTTCTCCATGGGTTTATTCTACCCCTAGTTCCTTCTCATCATCCATTGCTCCACATATAGAACAAGTTACTTGTCCATCCAAGTCTTTTACAAATTCGTGTTCGTGTGTCATTTTGCATCTACCTTATTAACAACTGGAGCAGTAGTTGTACGCTCGAATGTTATTAACACCAGTTTCAAATTGTCTCCCACAATGGTAACAACTAACAGTCTTTTTCTCAGACTTGTTCTCTAGTTTGGTTATCTCAAACCCTAGTAATTTCATTTAATTCTCCTCAACTTCACACGCTTCTACGGGGATAAATAATAACTCAGCAATGTCTTTCCAACCATTTATGGTGTTAGCCCATTGATTTAAGTCCTCGCTGTGAACTCTCATATTATGGTCACCGACTTTAATTGTTGTACGACCCACGGGAATATGCCCAGGCTTGGATTTCCCTCCCGCGAGAATTTCAGCCACCTCTTCAGAACTAAAGCCTGTTCCCTGCAAGCCCGTACTGGTTAGAAGTTTGTTCAACTCCTGTGGGTCATAAGTTGCCAAGTCAGAGGTTCGATTATCAACGATAAGGATTTTGATTTCCTCTATATCATCGACATCAACCCAATGAACGGCAATTTTCTCCCAGCCCAATTGAAGCGCACCTTGGTAGGTGTGATTGCCTGAGAGAATATGTTTTGTTCTTTTATTAACTACGATAGGTCGGTATTGACCCATGTAGGTAAGGGACTCAATGATTGAACCGATGTCGCCTTCTCTTGGATTTAGCGGGTGAATCTTTATCTCGTTAATCTCAACTGTCTCTATATCTGAAGCGGTTACCTCGGAGCGCTCGCCACTTGGTTCAGGCTCAACGGGTTTGCGTTCAGGTAATCCTAATCTTGATTTGATTTCTTTCAGGGCTTTTTGTTTTGTTGGGAACTCTTCATAGAGTTGTTCTCGCCAAGCCTTGTAAACGGTACTCTCAACCGTAAACTTCCAAGCGCTAATCTTTACTTCAGGGTCGCTAGGTAAAGACTTAGAACCTCCCACATTATCTTTTTCCTTGCCATTCATAAGCCTATCTAAAATCTCAACCTCGGCTTGAGTGAATCCTGTTCCCTCGAGTTCAGGGAGTGTGGTCAGTAAACTCTTAAGTAACGGTTCGTTATATGTTGCAAGGTCGGTTATGCGGTTATCAGCCAAGACAATCTTGCGAGCAGTCTCTTCATTTACATCAACATAAGTTATCTTGATTTTCTTCCAGCCAAGTTTCTTCGCCGCTTTATAGGTGTGGTTACCAGCCAAAATGAAATTCGTTCCATACTGAACAACAATTGGACGATATTGCCCATGGGCTTTGAGTGACTGTGCAATCGCTTCAATGTCACCTCGGCGTGGATTCGTCGGGTAACTCTCGAGCGTGTTAAGTGCAACTGAATCAACTTGCCCAACTTTAATGTTTGCTTTCATTTTATGTATATCCATGCCTCAAAGTTAAAGAACTTCCAAAACATTGTGCCTACTGTGAACCCTGCGTTCTCTGCCAATATCTGATTTCTCATGGAGGTGTTTACTTTCATGATTGGTCGGAGGTCGCGCTCTTTGTTTAGTATCTCATCGGAACTAAAGGCTTTGCGCTTGAAGTCATAATGGGCGCCGTGGATTACTTGCTCGAGTTCACCTGATTCTTCTCGGACTTTCTCAGCCCATATAAAAGCCCCACCCTCAACTAAAGATTCGTAGATAAGGCTCAGGATGTTTGGTCTGTCCTCGTATGGAACAAACTGAAGTGTGAAGTTTGAAAGAATAAGACTGGATTTACCAAGGGCGGTAAAGGCTCTAAGGTCTTTGCGGATATAGATAGTTTCATCATGGGACTCAGGTAAAAGGTTGTCGGCTATATCGATTCCGACTTTCTTACCACGGTGAGGAAGAAGTTCTAATAGTTTTCCAGTTGAACATCCAAGGTCAATTACCTGAGTATCTTCAATCATAAAATATGTACTCAAGTCACAGATTGCTTCAGTCAGCGTGTGATAGTTTGGAATTGACTGAGCGATATGGTCATCAAAGTTGTCGATGGTGTCAAAAGAAAATGGCTTAGTAGAACTCATGAAGCCTTCTACCAATTGCTTCCACGACAGGAATTGTAATTGTTCTTCCGCATCTTTCATACCTTTCGGAATCTGAAACTCTTCGTCCATCATCGTAAAACTCCGTCCATCCATCAGGTAATCCTTGTAGGCGCTCGCACTCCAAGGGAGTTAGTTTTCTTATTGCAAAATTATCTTCATCTCCAATTTGAACTCCATGACGGTCTTGCGCTGTTATGGTGTACATAGGGTCGCCATCATCTTTAATCATTCGCCCGTTCGGTGATTTGTTTACTCTTGCTACATCAAGGACTGGACGAACAAATGGAACATTGCCACCACCTGTACCCCATTGTGCTGTGACAGTTGGAACTATTCCGTTTGTATAAGTTCGCATTTCTTTATCTCTCCTACTCTCTGCTTCAACTACATACTGTCGAGCGTTGCCTCCTTTGTAGTAATGGGCGTCGAGGGTCGGAGAAATGTCGGAGAAAAACCCCTGCCTTCCTTTTGATTCTTTCGAGTCCGTTTCATCATTGCTTCTACTTGCCCTGCCGATAGGGAATACTTTGGGTCGGGGTTTTCCTCTAAGATGTCCGATAAGGAATACCCGTTCTCTGTGTTGCGGGACGCCGAAATTTTGGCTGTCAAGCAATTCCCATTGACAGTCATACCCCAAGCCATCCAAGACTTCGAGGATGATTTCAAAGGTTCTTCCTTCATCGTGGTTGAGGAGTCCTTTAACATTCTCAAAGAGAAGATAAGGTATTGATTTTTGGTGAGCGAGTCTAAACATTTCAAAAGCGAGTGTCCCGCGGGTGTCGTCCAAAGAGAATCCAGTTCGCTTTCCTGCAACTGAAAAAGTCGCACAAGGGAATCCTCCAACAAGGAGGTCGGCATCAGGAATGTCTCCAGCGGAAATAGTTCTAATATCTCGTCCGTCAGGTTGTTCTCCGAAATTTCTTGCATAAATTTTCCTCGGTCTCTCTAACCATTCATTACCCCATACAAACTCATGACCAGTTCTTTCAAGTCCGAGTCTGAACGCACCAACTCCTGCGAACAACTCTATGAATTTCATTAAGCAAGTTGTTTCGCTGGTCGTCCTCGTCTGCGAACTAAGTTACCTTGAGCATCGTACTCAGGGGTGCGAGAAATATCATTGCGGATGATTTTGTAAATCAACTGCTCGGATACTCCCATGGCTTCAGCAATCTCTCGATAGGTGATGCGCTGTTTACGCAATCTAAGAATCAACTGCTTACGGCGTTTACCTAAATCTTGAATCTGTACTTGATGAGTACGGATGGCATCGGTGAGAAGTTTTACCTCATCTAATCCTTTGCCGTCTAACTCTGTTGCTTGCATTACTGTACTCATATCATTTCTCCATCTTCGAACAAGCGTTCGACTGCATCATCAAACTTAACTTTTTTTGAAATCTGACCCGCGGTTGCGAGGAATTCTAACTCAATTTTCATAATGGTTTTGTTGTAAGCAATTGCCATTGCGAGATAAATTGGCAGTATAAAAAAACTAACAACTGCTAGTCCAACAACTGTCAATATTAAATTCCAGTTCAATAGGTCCTCTCTTTCTTTACTCCTCGAATATAAATAACTAACGAATTTTTATCCATCTTTGCTGGCAGAAAAGTTAGCGACTTAACAAACTTTGCAGAATCATCAGGAAGAACTCCTGCATCTACAAGTCCGTCAATCGCCGCTTTGACTGAGGGGTTACATGCCCCTACATCTTGTGGACGACCACCCTTCTGATGTGGTTCCACCGTAACGGTAATCCACGCCATAGGTGGTATCTTCTCATATTTAGCCAAGAGTTGAAAACCCGCTCGCCACGCTTTTGTTTGTTTTGCTTGTTCCCATCGATTGCCAGCCCGTTCAGCATTTGTGAGCCAAGGTCGCTGATTGAACTCGAGACGATAAATCGTTTGCTCTGCTTCATCTGACTGACAAGAACATTCCATGACTCAAGCATGAGGGAGACTCCGTTTCATGTCCAGTTGAGTTTTCTGTCCATAGTTGTCAATGCTCCACCAAGAACCATTTTCATCTCGAAAAGGAATCTCTTCTGCCGATTCAATCTTTTGAATTAAGTATCCACTCTCTCGGGCTTTATCTCTATTGGACTCAACCCATCCATGACATCCGCTAGTTCCAGTACCGCAAAGAATAATAAGATTCGCTGGTTCATGAAGCATTTCATTCTTTGAACCACCCATCATTCGAGGGCGCCTGTGATGAACTGACATTGGATAACCTAGAAAATCTCTATCACATCTTTCGCATTTATAGAAAGCACGGGCTAAGACTGTCCATCGGGTTTCTTCAGAAACTTTATTAGGTTTAGGTTTTGCCATTGGAGTCTTTCATCCGCGAGGGCGTCCATGCAAGCAAGGCATACTTCTGACTCCGTTTGAATTTCCATTGCCTGAACCAAGTTACAAATAGGAATATCCTCATGGGTTAGGTGCCACCGTGTCGCTATCATTTTCCAACGGAGCATCCTCTACCCTGTTTCTATTCATGTAATCAAGAAATTCTTTTTTCCATTTTGCAATAACTTCGGGAGATGCTTTTTCTTTTTCTCTTTGCTCCCACTCCAAAGACATCAATCTACTTTTTTCTTGCTCCCTTGAATCCGCCATTCTACGACGCAACTCTTTGTTTATATGTGAAGGAGTAATCGCCGTGTCAAAATTAGCGTAGTGCCAAGAAACTATTGTTTTGGCTTCTTCTAAGGTTAAATCTCTATCAAAAGATTCTGCCCATGCTCTTACCTTCAACTCATCGACTTGAATACGCAAGTCATAAATTCCAATAAACCCGACAAGAACTGCTATGTCAGATAGATTCATTACGGAACTTTTCTGCAAGGTCAATTGCTCTGATTGCTGATTGCTCATGTTTTGTTTTAACTCCTACTCCTCGAAGGACTAAATCCATCTGTCTCATTGATGGAACTGTGCCGATGTAATCTAACGCCTGTTCAATTTGTTCACTTGTATAGCCACGCTTATCTGCCGCTTGGCATATTGCCAGTAATGAGTGCCATGCACTTTTACCTAAAGGTTTAACTCTTTGTTTCTCCCACCATTTTCTAGCAACTGCTTCCGAGAGCGGGATAACTGCGATAGCAGTTTCATCGCTCTTTGTTGTAGATAGGACGGATGTATAGGACGGATGGTACGGAGTGGCGTTGGGGAGTTGAACCACTAGAGTTGGGGAGTTGGGGGTATCTGAGTTGGGGAGTTCTACATCCCCTAAACTTTGTTCCTCCCCAAGAGAGTTGGGGAGTTTCTTCCATAGCAACTGGTAGACGGTTGCATTACCCCTTGAGTTTCCCTTCGTAATAATCTTCAAATGTCCTTCAGCAATCATCTCGTTAATAACCTTTCGGACATACTCAACAGAGCATCGACCTTTGGTTGAGAGATTAGTTTGAGATGCAAAGAAGCGACCATCATCATGAGAAATATCTGCGAGCGCTAGGTGGATAAGTAGACGGGTTCCGTCGTAGGGCGAATCCGCCCAAACTTTTGTTATCCACCTGATGCTCACAAATTACCTCCACAATGGGGACAACACTTTTTGCGTCCCTGTAACTCAATCGCTCTATCTTGAATACTATCCAAATTAACATAGACCTTGCAACGATTTCGTTGTTCTCTCAACCTTGCAATTCGTCCTGTTTTGTGAAGCACCGACAATACACCCGAAGAGTTTCCATGGTGTAATCCAGTCATATCAGATAACTCTTTCCAAGTTATTCCAAATGACTTTTGCTCGTCTAATAATTTCAAGGCTTGCGCTTGACGCCGAGCAGTCTGTCCTGACCTGTCCGAATCTAGCGCTCGCTCTTTACTGGTTTCACTACCGCTGTGACCTGAAGTTCCCCCATAAGGTAACTCAGGCTCAAACGGTAACTCCTCCGAGTTGTTTGTCATTGGCGTCCTCTTCCAATTTAGGCGGATTGATTTTTGATTGTTGCTCTTTGAACTTGGCACGGAATTGGTCAAGAAGTGCGACTGGGTAAGCGTCCTTATTCAAGGTTATGTACTGACCGATTAAAGATAAAGATTCCA